TAATGGCTTCAAAGCCTCAAGAATGTCCTCTACTGAACGATATTTATACTTGCCAAAGGCGTTAAACTGATTTTTTGGAGCTTTTAACTCCGCTTGGATTGAGATTAATTCTTTCATTGTGTTTAGTGTTTTTTTTTAGTGTTTTACTTACAAAAAGGAGGGGGGGGGAGGGGTATAAATTTCTAGCGTCTTTATTTCTGCGTATCGGAAGCTAAATTGGTCCCAATACAATTCGAAAGTATTAGCTATCTTTCTTTTTAGACTAGGCTCTATTTCGCCGTAGTTTTCATTTATCCAGTTATAAATTCTATCCTCTACCATTGTTAATCCATTCAGTTGATACAAATACTACCCATTGATTTCCTAGCTTTCTAGGCGGATGCACCCATTCGGGCGGATTGATTCCAGACCTAATAATCTGGTGAACTCTCGTTGATTTTTCGCTAAAGCCACGCAATACTCCGTATTCTGTGGCGGTCATCATTTCGTAAAGCATAATTGTACGTTGTTTTCTAATTGTTCAATAATAAAAGGGTCAAGAATTGCACAAATCGTGCGGTAATGATCAGAGAATTTTTCTGTTAAACAGTCGTAAAGTTCTAGCGTGAGCGATTTTCCATTACCGAAATAAAGCTCTAGAACAATTCCTTCGTTCTCGAAGGATTCCAATTCGAGCGTAAGCCCAGATTGGTCAAAAATAAAGTGGTGATCTTTTAGCATTTTGTGTGTGTGTTTTAGTGTGATGTAAATGTACAAACTTCTGTATATTAATTGCAAGTGAATTGTAAAATTTATTTTTGTTTTCCACCAGCGGTAAGTTTTTTGTTTGAATGGTTTTAATTTCCACTACCGATTTTAATTTCCACTACATCCTCGGATTTCGTCTAGGGTTTTAATTTCCACTACGGGTTTTAATTTCCACTAGCGGTTTGGATTTTGTCCACTGGTTTGGATTTCCACTAGCGGTTTGGATTTCGTCCAGTACTTTTGTTTTATACTACGTTCGCGCGTTTGGTTTTTTAGCCTATTTTTAAGCCCGTAGCGCGGCGATATTTTTTTTACTATGGTAATGTATTACTGAAAATTTAAACGTCTTAAAACGCCTAATTTTAGCCTGCTATTTTTTGCAAGTTGTACGCCATGCAGTCCAAACCGAATTCGATCGAATAACCTATTTTTAATAAGTCGTTTTCAAGTCGTATTAAATTCGTGTAGGTTTGTTCCTTGGTCATATAACGCGCCAAAATAGCCCGCAAATTAGCGGGCCATTGTTCGGGATATTCGAATAAATCAACCATGTTTTTTGTGTTTTAAGTTAGTAATAAAGAGAAGCCGCGGCGGGAATCGAGCCCGCCCAACGTTCCAAAGTGGCTTTTTTAAGCGCCGAAAATTACGCCCAATGAAATCGGCGTAAAATGAAACTCAAAATAAAAATCTGAACTAGGGTAAAGATTTCTAGCAAGTTCTAATTTTTCGGGCGTGTTTTCAATATTTGCGCGAAGTACTGAAAAAGAGCGGGTTTCCAGGGCCGCAATTGAGTGGATTGAGAATAAAGGCGTTTTCATTTTATTTATGTTTATGAGTGAAAAAAAGGGGAATTAAATCCCCCTTACTAAATTAACGGTCGCTTGAATGTCGTAAGATTGGAACACAATACAGCCGCCGAAATCCTTACCGCGGTAAACTTTACCGCCTACTTTGCGGGCTTTTTTTACCACTAGATCAAACCTTTCTAAAATAGTAAGGCCTTCGCCTTCGCCGTCGTTTAATAGGTCGTAAAAATGTACCACATACCTAGGGTTTCCGTTAACGTCGTTTTTTATGCGTTTCATGTTATGAAGGGTTTTAAAGTGTGTGTACTTTTTGTCTTGCTTGTTTGTAGTTTTTGAAGTCCCACGAACTAGGAACAGGAAGCCCAAAAAGTTCGCTTATTTCTTTTATGTCGCTTATTAAGTTGTTAGCAATATAAAAATTTACGGTGCTTTTTCTTGCTGTCAACTGCTTAGCCAAATATCCCTCGGCGTTTTCGGTCATAACTTTGATAATTGTAGGTAATTGATCCAAATCAAAAACACGCGGCAAAGGAACCCTAAAAACTTTTATACCGTCTGGAATTGCGTTAAAAAGTTCGCCGCAATGCTTTGCAGTCGTTGGGCTGTAATAACGTGAATTTACAAAGCAAACTTTTTCCCCGTTGTTAGCCATTACAAATTTTGCGCCTATGTAGTGATAACCGTAGGAATAGGCCGTACCGTATTCGAAAAACATTGACTTTGTGCGGCCGTGGGTTTGTGATTGAATCGCGAAAGTTTGGGCCAATTGATTGTTTGAATTAAAAACCGTTCTCATTTTGTGTGTGTGTTTAGTGTTGTACAATATTACAAAACATTGTAATTGTATGCAAGTTTTTTTAATTATTTATTTAAAAATTTCTACTTAAAAAATTGTTAGCTTCTTGAATAGAATCAAAAAACATTTCTTCTTCCGTTTCATCGTCGTAAATTATAAACTCGACAGGTTGACCGAACGCGCTCGCGATCGTTACGCCGTGCTCCAAAGCTATGTAAACATATCCGCTGTTTAGGTTGAAGCCTTCTTCAATTATTTCTTCGCCTGCGAAGTGTTCAGCGTATGCGGCCCAAACGATTGATTTTGATCTTGCATCGGAGTAGCCAAATGAAGTTTGTGTGTTAGTGTTCATGGTTTCTATGTGTTTAGTGTTTTGTTGTGTTTATTTAATTAGTGTTAATCCGAGTAAATAGCCTAGAAAAAAGATAGGCGCAAAGGCGATAATAAAGTAAATTATTTGTCCGAGTACTTTTGTAGCTTTCTTCATTTTAGTATCCGATTGCGTCTAGCTGAATGCCGTATAAAATACCCACTATCGCGATTACTGCGAAAATTCCCAAAGCGATTACGGTTGACATTGTTTCGCTCATTTTGTTGCTGGTTGTGTTTGTGTTAGTGTTCATTGTGTTTGTGTTTTAGTGTGTGTGTTTCTAATTGTTAAGTAAATTTACAAACTTTTGTAAAATAAGTCAAGTGTTTAGGTAAATATTTCTTACTTTTTTTACTTTTTTTTTTTACTTTTTTTTCGGTTTGGACTTATTCCGTTCCGTTGTATTGTTAAGTAAAAATAATACAAAGCTTTGTAAGTTGCAATACTTTGTAAATATATTTTTTATTTTTTTTTATTTATTTTCATTTACCTTTGGTTTGGTTAACCAAATTAAACCTATTTTTTAGTGCAGGATATTGTAACACATGGAAAAAAAGAAACGCGGCGGCCCGCGGCCCAATTCAGGCCGACCGCCTAAAATCCAAGAAGTAAAGCTAATTGAACAAATGGATGCTATTTGTGTGCCCAATAAAATTTGGGAGGCGCTTTTGATGAAATGCGCGCAAGGCGATACCCAAGCGTTAAAACTTTGGCTTTCGTATCGGTTTGGATTACCGAAGCAGCAAATTGACGTGACCAGCAACGGTGAAAAGATCGCGCCGCCAATCCAGTGGATTGGTAGAAATGTGGCGATTGAAGCGGCAAAGGTGATAATCGAAGAAGAAGAAAGCGAGCGCGATGGAACTTTATCGCTGGAAGAAAACGAACCTTTGGCAATTGATAATAAACAAACCTATCTTTTTTAATATGATCAACTTATTGGAAGATTATAAACCGCTTTTTTATGAGCAACCCGAAACCCGTTATTATTTAATTACAGGCGGCCGCGGTTCTGGTAAATCTTGGACCTTGGCGCTTTTCCTTTTGAATTTGACATATGAGAAAGGCCATGTTATTTTGTTCACGCGTTACACCTTAGTGAGTGCGTTCATATCAATTATCCCCGAATTTTTAGACAAAATAGAAATAATGGGAAAAGTAAATGACTTTGAAGTTACCCAATCCGAAATCATTAATAAATTAACAGGCTCAAAGATTCTATTTCGTGGAATCAAAACGAGTTCAGGCGTTAATACTGCAAATCTCAAATCTATCGCTGGTTTATCAACTTGGGTAATTGATGAAGCCGAGGAACTAACCGATCCCGACGTATTCGACAAAGTAGACCTTTCTATAAGAGCGAAGGAAAATTATAACCGCGTGATTCTTGTAATGAATCCGAGTTACAAAAGCCATTGGATTTACAACGACTTTGTTAAAAAGAAGCGAAAGGATACGACCTATATTCATACAACTTACATAGACAATAAAGAAAACTTATCCGATTCATTCATACAAGCAGCGGAAAAGACAAAGCGAGAGAATCGCGCGCGATATGACCATTTATTTTTAGGTACTTGGTTAGACGACGCTGAAGGCATGCTATGGAATCGCGCGATACTTGGAAAAGCTAGAATAGACGAAGCGCCAAACCTTACAAGGATAATAGTCGCAATTGACCCCGCAACGACTGCAAATATGCAAAGTGACGAAACTGGAATAATTGTAGTAGGAAAAGATATCGAAGGTTTTGGCTATGTGTTGGAAGACTTAAGCGGAAAGTATTCGCCGAACCATTGGGCAAAAGTTGCAACGGACGCGGCGTTTAGGTGGAACGCTGATTGCATAGTTGCGGAAAAGAATCAAGGCGGTGACATGGTCGAAGCTGTATTAAAATCTCAAGGAAGTAATTTTCGAATAAAGCTAGTAACCGCAACTAAGGGAAAATTTGTGAGAGCTGAGCCAGTTTACTCACTTTATGAACAGGGACAAATATATCACGTTGGAAGCTTCCCTATTTTAGAATCGCAAATGGTAACATTTAATCCCGACAAAGGGAAAAGCCCCGATAGAGTAGACGCGCTTGTTTGGGGATTAACTGAACTAATGGTAAAAAATAACTTTGAATTCTCAATATGAAAAAAGAAACTATTGCCGCGCTTATTTTAATGTTAATCACTTATTTATTTATCGCATTTGTAGTATTAGATTTTAACGTGCTTAGTTGGCATTGGTTGGCTCGCGCTGTTATGGTTGTAACTTGGTTTTACGGAGTTACATTTTTAGAAAAGAATAAATAAGTATATTTGCTAAAACGAATATGCTATGCTATTAAAGGCTCTAAGGTCTTACATTAATCCTGCGGTTATTTCGACACCTCAGAAACCAGATGTAAACCTACTCAATCAAATACTTTATGGTCAATTCACGGCCTCTACGCTTGTAGTTTGGTACGACTCAAATCAGCAGACTTTTATCGACCAAGGTTACAAAGGAAACGCGCTTGTTTACTCAATCATCCGAAAAATAGCCGAAAAGGGTAAGCAGTGCCCGACCTACGTTTATAAGGAGACTGAAGCGGCTAAAAAGTACAGAGGCGGAAAGTATAGCGCGAAAGAGTTAAATAGAATCCAGAGTATAGCGTTTAGAAAAAAGGAATTAGAAGACGTTAATTATTCCGATCCAGTAAGCCAATTGATTAAGAATCCTAACCCTATGCAGACTTGGGCGGAGTTTCTTGATTCTATGCTAACGTGGTACAATACTAGCGGTGAAATCTTTGTTTATGGCTTTGCTCCACAGGATGGCCTAAATAAGGGCAAGATTAAGGAAATGTACGTTATGCCGTCCAACTACGTGGAGATTGTAGCTGGCAACTTATTTGAGCCAGTACGAGGCTATAAATTGATTATTGGAGACCAGAACATTGAGATTCCAGCGGATGAGGTTTTGCACATTAAAACAACGAATCTTACTTGGGATTTGAACGGAGCGCAGTTGAGAGGTATGCCACCGCTTTTGGCTGGTTTAAAGACTTTACAGGCGAACAACGAAGCAACTGAGGCAAAACAGAAGACTTTCCAGAATGGAGGCGCTAAAGGCATTATTTCTCCAAATGTAAACAATCCTGAGTTTTGGCCTTCCCCTGATCAACGAGCGAAAATGGATGAGCGGATTGATGAGAGGATAAACGGAAATAAAAATATCAATAAGATTGTAGCAAGTTCAATTCCTTTGCGTTACGATGCAATCGGATTGTCGCCTGTTGCAATGGATATTATAAACTCTCAGAATATGGACTTGCAAACGCTTTGCGGTCTTTGGGGAGTTAATCCTGTATTGTTTACATCTAACGCTACTTATGCTAATTTAGAAGGCGCTCAAAAGGCTTTGGTTACTGATGTTATCATGCCGCAGCTTCAAATGATTGAGGAGAAGTTTACGCAATGGCTTGGCAAGTCTTACGGAGCGGATTACGTTATTGACTTTGACATTTCATCGTTCTCAGAGTTACAACCAGATGTACAGGTTATTTTGGACACTTATGGAAAATCACCTTACTTTACTGGCAACGAGGTTAGAAGTCTACTTAACTGGCACGCGAGCGAAGACCCAGCTATGGACGTGCATTGGATACCTAGCAACGTGATTCCAAGTGAGGAGGCTTTAGGAACTGCTGCGACGGACTTTAGCGATTTCCCAGCGTAAAAAATGAGAAAAATAAATTATTCCAAGGTCAGAAGGTCAGCGCAAGCCGATTTGAAGAAATACGAACGCCTTGGAGTAAAAATATTTACAGAGGCCTTAAAGCAGCAAGCAAAACCAATTGTTCCGTTGTTGCCCATGCAAGATGCTTACGTAAAGTTCTACCAAGAGGTTTTTGTTGATTCAGCAACTAAGGAGTATAATAGAATACGGGAAGATAATAGAGAGAAGAAGTTTCTTCCAGATAATTTTTTTCTTAGCGCTTGGCTTGAGTTCATTAAGAGTTGGGTGATTCAGAATTTAGGTCAGTTAATATTTGAGGTAACTGATACTAGTCAAAAGAAGGTAAATGAAATCGTTGCTCAAGGAATTAAAGATGGATTAAATCCTAGACAAATTGAGGAGCTATTGATTCAACAGATTCCTGATATTAAAAGAGCTAGGGCAATTGCTAGAACGGAATCAACGCGAGCTTACAATGAAGGTAAGATGAAGTCTGCAATTGATTGGGCCAATCAGACTGGAACTCAGCTTTGGAAAATATGGATACACGGAGGAGCTAAGGAGCCAAGGATTCAGCATATTCTAGCGCAGAATAAACCTAAGAGATTCGATCAGCCGTTTGTATTTAACACTAGAGGCTTTGAAGTCTTAATGGATAAGCCTGGCGATTTAAATGGAGGTGCAGAGCAGACTATAAATTGCTCGTGTGTAGTTATTTATGTTTCAGAGTCTTACGCAAGAAGATATTTTAAGGATACCTTTATTCTGTAGGTGGTTTTGTTTGTTAATTTTTTTTCTTTGTATATTTGGGTAAACGAATAAGCAATGCTAGAAAAAGCCGAGCAAACGTATTCTGATTATCCAGAGGCGGTTAGAAATAACGCTAAGAGAGTTTTGAAATACGTTGAGGAGAATGGCTGGGGACCTTGCGGAACGCCAGTAGGCAAGCAAAGAGCCAACCAGCTAGCAAACGGCGAGCCAGTTTCGGTCGATACGATTAAAAGAATGTTTTCGTATTTAAGCCGTCACGAGGTTGACTTAGAAACTTCAACGTCTTATGGAGAAGGATGCGGATTGCTTATGTACGATGCTTGGGGGGGTAGGGCTGCTTTGACTTGGAGCAGAAATAAATTAAAGGAATTAGAAAAGACTAGC